TAATGAAATATCTTCACTTATAATTAATGAATAATTTGTAGTAGTTGTATTTATTATATTTTGGTTACTATATTGTTGAACGGATAATCTTCCTAATATTGTTGCATCTTTACCTATTACTATATTTCCATTTAATGATATATCATTTGATACAAATAACTTTCCATTTAATGATACATCGCCCGTTACAAATAAACGTTGTTTTAATGTTGAATCTCCTCCTACTGTCAATGTATTACTTGTTGATAAATTTGCATATGGTGTTGTTGAAGTATATAAATTACCATCTGTTCCGCAAGTTATATATTGTCCGTTTGATGAAATTGCAACATTATTTATATTATTTGTTATATTATTTGTTGATTTCCAACTTTTACCATAATTAATTGATATATACATTGATGTATTATTTTGTGTTGCTATTTGATATTTTCCATCCGATGATATTGCTGATGATACCCAACTTAAAGAATTTATTGGTAATAATGAATTATTCCAACTATTTCCATAATCATTTGATAAATATACTCCATCACCAATTGTACAAATTATTATATATTTTCCAGAAGATGATACTGATATATGTCTCACAGCTAACCCATTTCCGCTATAACCTGTAAGTGATATAAATGATGTTGATACTCCATTCCAACTATTTCCATAATCATTTGATATATAAACTGAATTTGATAATACAGTTCCATTATAAGATGTTATTTGAAATTGTCCGTTTGATGATATTCCTACACCAAACATTGATTTACTAGTAAAAAGAGAATTAGTAATTTTCCATGTTTTTCCATAATCTTTTGATGTATATAATCCATTTAATCCAGCTGCTATAAAAAATTGTCCGGTTGATGAAATTGCAATATTTCTCCAATATGTAATTACTGAATCATTTGAATTATTCCAATTATTTCCAAAATCATTAGATGTATATATTTTTCCATTATTTGATGTAAATGCTTGATATTTACCTGATGATGACATAGCTATATTTCTAAAACCTGTAGTCGAAACACTTGTTGATATATTACTATTACTCCATGTTATTCCATAATTATTTGAAATAAATACTCCAATATTATCAATTGAAGTACTATATGTAACACTTTGATATTGTCCGTTTGCTGAAATTGCGACCAAACTATAATTATATACTTGTGAACTTACTATATTATTCCAATTTGTTGCAAAATTACTTGAAAAATCTAATGGAGGCAAATTTGTCAATAAAACAGAATCATCTATTAATGTTATTGGATTTACTGTTCCACGTAAATTTGTTGTTCCACTTACATCTAATTCGAATGAACTTCCAGATAAACCAACTAATATTGAATTACTTACAAATAAACGTTGTTTTAATGTTGAATCTCCTCCTACTGTCAATGTATTACTTGTTGATAAATTTGGATATGGTGTTGTTGAATTATATATTACATATCTTCCATTATAATTATCAAAATAACTTGCTGATATATATTGTCCGTTTGATGACATTGATATTGAATTATAATTAAAACTTACATCTTGTGGATTTGTTGTTGCTATCCATGTTGTTCCATAATCTGTTGATGTATATATTCCTGAATTTGTTGCTGCTATCATATATTGTCCATTTACTGATATTGTTACTGATTTAATTATTGTACCCGCTATTAGTTTTACGATCCATGATACACCATAATCACTTGAAATTTTAACAGTATTACTATTATATGATAATACATACTTTCCTGTTGCTGAAATCGCAAATTTACCACCCCATCCTGCTTGTGTAGTTGATATAAATGTATTTCCATAATCTTTTGATACATAAGAATATCCTCCACCTCCAGCTCCTATAATTATTTTTCCATCTAAAGACATATTAAAACCAGCATTATTACTAGCTGGTACTGATTTTGTATTCCATGTTAATCCATAATTTAATGACATATAAATTGTTCCTGAACTATAAGATGTAGTTATTATTTGTCCATTTGCTGACATTGCTATATAGTCATAATTAAATGATGTTAATGCTGATGTTCCTGCAAATGTGTTTCCATAATCTTTTGATAAATATATTCCTATTAGATTTTTATTTCCTATTGCTATATATTGTCCGTTTGATGATATTGATATTACTGGAGAATTTGGTGTAAATGAAAAAGACATTAATGTATATGTTAATCCGTAATTTCTTGAAATATAAATATTATTATTACTATTTGATATTATTTGAATTTGACCGTTTGCTGACATAGGCCAAGTATACCAAACATAACTACTTAAACTTGACGTTAAATCAACAATATTCCATATTTTTGCCAAATTATTTGAGAAATCTAATGTAGGTGTTACTGTTAACAATACCGATTGATCTACTAATGTTACTGGATTTAATATTCCACTTAAATTTGTTGTTCCACTTACGTCTAATTGGTATGGACTTCCTGATATACCAATCAATACTGAATTAGAAACATATAAGCGACTATTCAATGATACATCTCCACCAACAAACAAAGATTTATTTAATGATAAATCTAATGAATTTATTATAGAACCCGTAGGACCTATTGGTCCTGTATTTCCTGTTGGTCCTGTATTTCCTGTATCTCCTGTATCTCCTGTGTTTCCTGTATATCCTGTGTTTCCTGTTGGACCTGTATTTCCTGTAAAACCAGTTGGTCCTGTATTTCCTGTTGGTCCGGTGTTTCCAGTTGGTCCAGTATTTCCAGTTGGTCCTGTGTTTCCTGTCGGTCCGGTGTTTCCTGTTGTACCTGTGTTTCCAGTTGTACCTGTGTTTCCTGTTGGTCCTGTGTTTCCAGTTGTACCTGTATTTCCTGTTGTACCTGTATTTCCTGTTGGTCCAGTGTTTCCAGTTTGTCCGGTGTTTCCTGTTTGTCCGGTGTTTCCTGTAACGCCCGTTGCGCCAGTTGGTCCGGTGTTTCCTGTCGGTCCGGTGTTTCCTGTCGGTCCGGTGTTTCCAGTTGATCCAGTATTTCCAGTTGATCCAGTATTTCCTGTTGGTCCAGTATTTCCTGTTGATCCAGTATTTCCTGTTGTACCTGTATTTCCTGTTGTACCTGTGTTTCCTGTTTGTCCTGTGTTTCCTGTTTGTCCTGTGTTTCCTGTTTGTCCTGTGTTTCCTGTTGTTCCGGTGTTTCCTGTTGGTCCTGTGTTTCCTGTTGGTCCTGTATCTCCCGTATCTCCTGTAGGTCCTGTATTACCTGTAGGTCCTGTATTACCTGTAGGTCCTGTATTACCTGTAGGTCCTGTAGATCCTGTATCTCCTGTATCTCCTGTATCTCCTTGAGGTCCTGGAAACCCTCTAAGACCCATTATTCCTATAGGTCCTGTATCTCCTGTATTACCTTTACTTCCAGTAGATCCAGTAGATCCAGTAGATCCCGTAGCTCCCGTATTTGTAGCAGTTCCAGGAATTCCGATTGGACCTGTATGTCCAGTAACTCCTGTAGGTCCTGTTGCTCCAGTATTTGTAGCAGTTCCTGCAATTCCAATCGGACCTGTATATCCAGTTGGTCCAGTAGCACCTGTAAATTTTGTATCACCATCAGAACCTTTAGGACCTTGAGGACCTCTAAAACCGGTAGGACCTTTCAATACTGTATAAAATGAAATATTTGTTATACTACTATTTATAGTATTTAAACCAAAATATGCATTCCCAATTTTGAATGTATCTGTTCTTGTAATTGTATTTATCAATAATATTCCGTTTTTGTAAAATTCTACATTTTGATTTGTCAAAAAAATTGCATATACATCTTGAGATGATATATTAGTATTTATAGGTAAAGAATTATTATTATATTTGATAAATAAATTTCCATATTCATCTATTTTGAAACAAAAATAACAAGAACTACCCAAATTAAATGTAATTCCAACTGTTGTTGATTTATTAATATCACCAAATGAAAATGATAGATAACAATTATTATAAGATTCATTCGTTATTATCACATCTGGATTTTGTGTTGTCGAAATTTTCAATATCGAATTACTTGTTGGATATATTATTGATGAATCTGAATTTGTAATATTTTTAAAATTAAAAACAGATGCACCAAAACTACCAGTAGGACCTTTAGGACCTGGATTTCCTACTATTACTGAATATTGACTTGGTTGTGTAAAATTATTTGCTATTGCATTATTATTATGATTTATTTGTACAAATTTACGTAACGATGTATAATCACTAGAAGACATATATATACAATTAATTTATTTTTTTATTATAAATAACGTAATAATTCAATATAATTTGTAAGATTCAATTATATTATAATTATTATGGAAAATTTAGATTTGGATATTAACAATTACAATATTAATGATTTAGAAAAATTTTTTAGATTAAAACCCCATTCAAAATATACAGCTAGTGATGTTGAACTAAAAGAATATGAAATTAGAGAACAACTTTTAAAAAGCGGTTATGTCAACAAACGTTTCAAACGAGATTTAATCGAATTTTTGAATATAGCAAAAGAATGGCTTATATTTGTAAAATGTAGTTCTAAAACACCGCCTCCTCAACCTACGTCTATACCTAAAAATTGGAAATTGGATAATATAGATACACCACTTTCAAAAGAACCATTATCTAGAACAGAAGAATTAATAAATAGACCAGATACTCAATATATTTATACCAATAATAGCGATTTTCTTCCAGGAACAATAAATCCTTTAAAAACTAGAATTATTACAAAATGTCTTAATATTGATACACGTTTTCGTGATAATATTTATACGACTCAAAGTTCGGATTTCATTATTCAATTACCTACAAAAATTAATAAAGTTGTTTCTATGCAATTAGCATCTATAGAATTACCTGTATCTTTTTATTGCATTTCTTCTAGTTTAGGTAATAATTTTTTAAACATAAGCGTTAATTATAATTCTTTTAATTTTAGCAATGAAGTAATCATTGAAGATATAAAATTGGTTGTTCCTGATGGTAATTATAATGCAAACGATTTTATTGATACTATTAATGGACTTCTATGTCCTCTTACAGCTGATAATACACCTCTTTATCCAGATAATATATCATCTTATATTCAATTGTCTTTAGATATAACATCTAGTGGTTCTGGAACAGGTAAAGTTACTATTCAAACAACTGGAGATAAAGCTGAATTTATTAATTTTTTTAATATGGATTTTACAAAGGATATTATGGGAGTAACTGATACTATAAATATAAGCTCAAAAATAGGTTGGAATTTAGGCTTTATTAAGCCACAATATAATTTTTGTAATGCTTATATTGCAGAAGGTGTTATTGAACCCGTAAATATAAGATATTTATATTTATCAATTGATGATTATAATAATAGTTTTAATAATCATTTTTTGAGTGTTTATAACAATTCTATGATGAATTCAAATATTTTAGCAAGAATTTCTTTGAAAGGATCTTATTTTACTTTGATTATGGAAAATGATTATAATATTATTAGTGAACCTAGAATATATTTTGGTCCTGTTGATATTCAAAAATTAAGAATTCGTTTATTTGACGAACAAGGTAGAATATTACCTATGAATAATTCGAATTTTTCATTCTGTTTGAATTTAAAAACAGTTTACGATCTTTAGACTATCGAAAATATATTGAAAAACAAAATATTTAATATATTTTTTTTATTTTTCATAGATATAAATAATATAATTATATCTATATATAAATGTCAATAATAGCTAATGATTATAACCAATACGCTACTCCCGGATATAAGGATGTATATTATGGAAATGTCTATGCTATAACAGCACAAGGAGGTTATGCGATTAATCAACAATTTGATACTCTTGTTTTACAACAAGTACAAGCGGTCTCTCAATTTGATGTTACTAATTCAGTTCAAGTATTATATGATGTTGCTACTTTCAATCGTAAAATAGGTGTTTATAATTCGATAAGTAAATTATATCCAAATGATACAATTACATTAACAGCTTCTGAATTTGTTGCAGGTATAGACACTTCAAAAATAATATCAGTAGGTGCTTATACTTCTCTTTATAGTGATTTTATTTCTTATGTAAATCAATATTTCAATTATGCTAGTGGATTTACTACATTATTTGATTCCCAAAGTGCTTTTGATTATAATAGGGGTGTTTTTGATGCATCTGCTTTTGTACATATTATAAGTGGTGATTCACCTGATCCTAGTGGAGGATATATTTCTAATCTTAATGGAACTATACAAATATATAATATTAATAATATTATTAATTATTCAACCACAAGTAATATTTTTGGTAATCGTGATCCAACAATGTATTCCGGTAATACTATTCCAAAGGGATTTATAGACGGGGATATTATTTTAATACCTCAAGGTACTACAGCAACATTGAATTTAGAATTAAATATAGCAAATTCTGGTATATCACCCAATGCTGTAAACCAACAAAGTTCATCAGTCAATAGATATGGTTTGACTTCTTATAATATTTCATCTAGTGCTTCGCTTAATCATATTACTCAAACTGTTAAAGCACCATTACTAATTAGATTAACTGATTTTACGCTTTAAAATTTTTATCATATTAAATATCTAACCCATCGAAGATTTGAAATGGGACACTCTGTGTACCCAATTTCAAATTTCGAGGTCGATCCCTCCGAAGATGTAACGGGACGCGTCCTGTTACAAATCTTCAAAGGGATAAATTTTCAATAAAAATTATATTAGTGAATATTATTTTTATATTTTTGAATATAATCATAAAAATATAAAAAATACAACAAAATAATTACGTATTTTACAAATTATTATCATCAATTTATATAGTAATTATATGTCTACAACTTATTTAACATCACCTAATACTAAAATAAATGGTAAATATACTGGAGTAGCATATGTTCTTGATAGTATTGGTGGTTTTTCTATAGATCAAAGTTTTCCACAAATTCAATTAAGTAATAATATACCTATATCTCAATATAATGTTTCAGAAGCATTACAAATAAAATATAATGTTCGAACTATGAATGAAAAAATAGGTGTAATTAAAGACGAAAATAATGCTAATGTTCTTCAAGTTATTTTTTATGATCCTGAAAATCAAAATCTTATTGATGATTATGGTAATATAAAGGATTCAGTTACTGTTTCATCATTTGATTTTTTACATGGTCTTGGTAATTCTAATATAATTTCTATGGGGAAAATGTCTACGCTTTATAATGATTTCAATTATACTGTTATGCAATATTTTGGTGCTCCTGCTGGATTTAGTTCTGTATTTCAAAACGTAGGGCAATTTAGTGCAAATCAAGGTATTTTTGATGCTTCTGCATTTATTCAATTGATTAATAGTATAACATTTGATGGCATTACAGGTTCTTCAATATCACCATTAAGTGGATATTTTACAGTAAATAATCTGAATTCCCATCTTCGATTTATTTGTGGTTCTAATGTTTTTGGAAATCGTTCTCCTAATGGTTATAATGGTAATAATTATACTCCTTATAATGGATTTATGCCAGGAGATCTTATTTATATACCAAATGGTATTAGTATAACCCTTACTGTTGGAATAGAACCCGAACTTTATACTCCTATTTCTAACAAAGGACCACTTAATTTACATTCTGTAGATAGTTTTGTAAACTATTCAAATCCTCAAGCGAATATTCATAAAGTTACTACATCAACGGTTACAGATATTACACAAACTTATTCAGTTCCCATTCTTATTGTTCTCGATGATTTGGATACTTTTAGTTTTACAAATTTTGGTAATAATTGGACGAATCCAACCTTAACACCTATAAATCCAACTCCAGGATCTCCACCACAACCTAATCTCAATAATCAAAATTGGCTTTGTATTTCCATGTCTTCATTAGGACAATATCAAAATGCTGCTGAAAGCGGAGGGACTGTATATGTATCTAGTAATTATGGTGCTAATTGGACTTATGCTGTTAATATAGGTATTGCAGATAAAATAAATAATACCAATAATTCTATATCTATCGGTTGTTCTGAAACTGGATTGTATCAAACTGTTTCAAATGGTTTATCTATTTTTATTTCTAATGATTATGGTGTTAAATGGAGAAATGTTTTTGCTTTAGGTAACTCAGATGTTTATGTTTGTGTATCTCTTAGTGGTAAATATCAAATTGTTTTATCTTGTGGTGATTCAATTTATACTTCTAGTGATTATGGTAATACATGGAGTCGATATAATGATACTGAAAGTACTATTTATAATGCTATTCAAACTTTTCCTAGTGGTGGCGTTTCAATGTCATTTACAGGACAATATCAAACTATAGTTTCAGAAAATATTTATGTTTCTAGCGATTATGGAAAAACTTGGAAGGATGTATTTGGTGATTTTTCGGATTTTAATTGGCAAAGCGTTTCTGTTTCATCTGACGGCCATTATCAAACTGCTATTGAAAGTACAGGTGATATTTATGTTTCTAATGATTATGGTGTTACTTGGAATCCTGTAGTTGCAGATTTAGTTAGTAATAAACAATGGAATGCTGTTTCCATTTCAGCAAATGGAAATTTTCAAACTGCTATTGAATTTGGTGGTACTGTTTATTTGTCTAGTGATTATGGTGTAACTTGGAAAAAATCTAGTGATCCTAAATTACAAAATAAAGATTGGGTAGATGTTGCTATTTCTGCAAACGGTCAATATCAAACGATTGTAGAATACGGTGGTGGTATTTATACTTCTAGTTTAGTATAGTTTTTTATTTATTTTAGAATATTTTTGTATTTATATTCGTATAATATATAAAATATGCCTTATACTTTGAGAAAAGTAAACAACAAACCATGTTACCGTGTTTATAATAAAAAATCGCGTAAAACATTTTCAAAATGTGCGAGTAAAAAGAATGCCATCAAACAATTGCGATTATTACGTGCTATTATTTATAATAAAGATTTTGTTCCAAATCGTAGAAGAACTCAAAAACGTAAGTAGAAAGCATAAAAAATTGAATGTTTTTTGTGCTTTCATTTTAAGTGTATCCAAACATTTCAAGAATAATATCATGCCGCGTTATACTCGAGATCAACAATTTATTAATGCATTCGATGCATTTATGGTTAGTATGAGAGATTTGTATTTTCCGAATTTGTCCGAATGGTCTTTGGAATCTAAAACTTATAATAAATGCTGTTCCGTCCATCCTTATCAATTCATAATACCTAGAAAAATTATTGATTATACCATTGATGTTCCATTTGTAGATGAAAATGGACTTCAAAGGTCGAATGAAACTGTCAAAAAAGATCAAGAACTTCCATGTGTCGCCGAATTTGAGAACTATTTTCACGGATATTTCAATAGTTATATATTGACTAAATTTGATAAGGTTGTGTCATATACTTCTTTGTATGGTACTCATTTTACCGAGAATGATGAAGTCAATGGAGATTTAATAACGAATATTGTTGTTTGTTACTACAAATCATATATTCCTTATCCTTCTAATATGCAAACCTATAAACAACTTTTGGAATATTGTAATCAACTTGAAACTAGTAATAGTGATTTTATTGAAGAATTAGAAGATAAAAATGCCGAAATTCATTATTTGAAAATTAAATTTGACAAAATGAAAAAACAATATAATCGTAATTTGGATTCTAGTTACAAAAAACGTAGTGATATTATTGTTAAAATGCAAGACAAAATTAAGGGGTTTTATTCGAAATTGTCTTTAGAAGAGTTAGAAGAATGTCCTGTTTGCTATGAAAAAATGACTGCTAATATGTTGAAAGTTCCTGGTTGCTGTCACTATATTTGTCAAGATTGTCATAGTAAATGTGAATCCTGTCCTATTTGCAGAGAAAATTATTAAAAACAGGGGGTGGTGTTTATACTTTATTAGATAAAAAATAAAAATTTATAATTATTGTATATATTGTATTTTTTTATGGAAGAGAATAAAGAAAAAAAAGATGAAATTACGCCTCAAATAGAATCTATGGATAATATGACTCAAGCCGAACCTATATCTATTGTTGAAGATAAATTTGTTCCAGTCGAACAACATGTTGATACTCCATTTGTTGGTAACGATGATTCAATAGAACCTGTAAAAGAACCTGTAAATGTACCAACTACTGAAATTCCCCCAGTTCCTCTTGTTCCTGTTTTAGGTGAAATGAAAGATGATATCTATTCTATGGAAAATAACACTAGAAAAAAAAGGAAAATGAAAACCAATAAAAAAACAAAAAGGAGAAGAAGATGTAAAAAGGGTTCTCGTAGAAATAAGAGAACTCGCCGTTGTAGAAAAAACAAAAAACGCGTCTAAAATGTATAAATAACTTTATTTATACATTTATATAATGGAAAATACTCCTGATTCTACTCTTGTCCCTCCTTCTTCTAATACTACTGAAGTCCGTTTGATTGATGTTCCTATTACCGATGAAAATATTGCCCTTAATGTCATTGTTTCTTTTTTGAATGTCGCCCAAAAACGTGGAACATTTAGCATCGCCGAATCCGCCAAAATCTTTGAATGTATCCAACAATTCGTCCAAAAACCTACACCTTCAGTATCTGAAGATGCTACTATTACGGATTCTGTTGATGAATCTACTCCAACTGCTTAAAAGTATTATGACAATCTGAAATGAAATCTTCGTCGGATTTTTTTTCTTGTTTGTTATATTTTCCTTTTAACAATGCCAAAATTATTGTGTTTAAATCTTCCGATGTCGCATTTAAACTCAAAAGTTCATTTGTACGGATATTGAAAATCCGAAAATTCTTCTTTTCATAACTTCCATTCACTCGGTTCTCCCATAACCATGCATAAATAACAACCTGTAACAAATGATCTAATGAAATTTTACTCGTACATTTCAATTCCCATACTGTTGAATCCGTAATTAAATCTACTCTTGCTGTAAAACGATACCGAATATTTGGATCAAAATGTTCTAATAAAATGGCATCTATATTTACATGCGCATCATCATCTATACTTCGAATAATTGTTTCCTCTATTTTAGGTGATTCTTGAGAACATTCGGGTCGAATAATATTATCTAAGCGACTTTTACATTCTTCTATAACCTCTTCTTTTAACCAATTATATTCTTCTCTATCTATCTGCTTTAATTTGAAATATAAAGTCTCTTGTACCGCAATACTAATATTGGCTAAATATAAATAATCCGATACCGTATCTAATTTATCCGGTAAACCATTGACAATTTCTTTCAAATAATGATGTTCGTTACTCCGCATATTCTCAATACTTCTATGAATCAATTCTAATAATGTATTTTGAGAACCTCCTTTCAAATAATCGTAATAAATACAAGGAATTGCAATACCATTTAAATCACTTACTTCCTCGAAAAAACCCTCCTTTGTTTCAATAATACTCATTATTTCTAGATCATCGGGTTCTCCTGAATCTTTAATAAAAATACGATCTAAAATAACAGAAACATTTTCTATAACATTTTCGGGTATGAATTTTATTAATTCAGTAGGTGTCAAAAAATGCCGTGTTATTAATTGGGAATTCTTGTTTTGTTCGTATTCGTCATCTACAAAAATGTTTTGATGTTGCCCTCGAAATTGCACGTAAGGTTGCTGTTTCATCTGGACGTGCGACATCTGTAAAAAATCGAGTGGACGATCCCCTCTAAAACTATCACTTTCTAATACATAAAGCCTTTCTGTAGCACGGGTTGCTGCAACATATAGCGTATTCGGACATTCTTCTTTCGATAGATTTCGCGCGTAACATCGAAAATACGAATTGTCGAAACCTAATATGAAGACGATTTTGCGTTCTCGACCTTTCACACAATGAAATGTAGAAAAAACCACCTTTTTATCTATTACACGTTCATCTATTTTATCATTCTCTAACATTGGAACATGACACGGTATTCCACGTTCTACTAATATATTCTCTAATTGACGTATATTACTATTTACACCTTTTACCGAGGGTCCTAATACAAATATATCAGAGGGTTTGTATCCTTCACCAAATAATTTCAGGATTTCTCCTGCCACTATTTTTTCTAGATTTTGTCTCGAATTACGTATATAAGTAGTTGGAGGGCCCTCTTTACAAGCTGCCATACGATCCATACCTAACATTACATTATTTACAAAAGAACACATTGGATTCGTGATTCGATAGGACATTTTCATCGTACAATTTACGAATTCTTTCGTTCTCAATCCATCGAAATTATTCCATAATCTATCTGCAAAAGTCAAGAATCGTGTGTCCGCACCCTTGAAATCATAGAGTCCTTGCATATAATCCCCTAAAATCAATAGTTGTATTGGAGAACCCGTATCTCTAGCGAATTTTACCATAAATTGGAAATAAATGAATGTCATATCCTGGGCTTCATCCAATACAAAAATGTCGAATTTTGGTAGAGTTATCAATGGAGGTAGGTCTTTCAATAAAATATAGCGGATTCCTGTGTCTGTAAAACAGGTCGACATATAATATTTTACTGCTAAACTATGGAAAGTATGTACGTTCATATTTTTTATTTCAGACTTTTCTACACGGGCGTTTACTTCGTGTCTTAACATTGAATTATAGGTCATTTGTAGGATTTTTTTATCTGATAATTCTTTCGCTACGGATAAAATAAGTGTCGTTTTCCCCGTTCCCGCGCATGAATCTACAACTACATTTTTACCATCTTTTATATTTTTTAAAATATTTAATTGTTCTACGCTTAAAGCGTTCATACAGTTAATACAAAACTTTAATTCTATATGGATTTACATTATATTTTATTTCAGTTCTCTAATAAAATAATAAATATTATTCTTTATCTTCAAAATAAATACGATACTATGGAAAATAAATTATTTGATTATGATTTCAATTTAGAATTTTATAATGTTAGGTTTTTTTGTAAAAACGCTACGAAAAACGTTAAAAAATTGAATACTTTTTTTATAAAAATATTAAAAGCATAATACAACACTGATAATATCATCTTTCAAAACCACTCTCTAGAACAATGGAAAGCATCCTGTATTTCGAATCCAGTGCGGATAGAACCAAGCAAGACAAGGTACGTACTATGAGTCTCAAAGAACTTCGTAGTTATAAAAAAAAATTAGAAGAAGAACTTTTGTTTTTAGAATCCCGACTTATTACTTTTATGGAAGCCGATAAAAAAATTTATGATGAAATTACAGAACAAATCAGAAAATTATCTTTGGATAAAGACAGGGAAATGAAAAAAAATGTAGAAAGAATCAAAGAACGATTTCAGCGTGCCAAATTAAACACTGATATCTCTATTAATAGAAATATGGATAGAAATGCAACTGGATTTAAATCTGTTATATGTAATGCGCTATATAGTAAAATTAATGTTTATGACATACAAAAAATAAATAATACTAATTATACAGTATCATTTATTAATCAAACCAAAGATGCTATTAAGAGAACGAATCAGTATATTTGTAATCTTGATAAACCTATAGCAAAAATTCGGGTTGAAGAAGAGGATGAATTTATTCCTCCTACACAAAAAATGAGTATTCAATATTTAGCTTGTGATGAAGATTGGTAAACCCTTTATATTATAAAAATAAAAATGTTGTATATTTGTATTTTTTGCATTATATTTCACTAGAAAAAACTACCTTTTTTAATTCTTTTATTTTTTCATCGTTATTCATTTCACTCTTTAAAATGGTTTCAATATTTATTTTATACATCTCATTATCGTATCTATAATAATCAATATTTACGCTTTCTAGACCATCATATTCACTTATTGTATAATAATTTTCATATTTTTTGGGGATTTCTTCTATTTCTGATTTGGAATATTTATCGTCGAATTCTTTACCTAATTCTTTGTATATTTCTATTAAATTTGGGTCGTGTCTTTCAAGGCTATATCTTAAAATACTATAAGAATCTTCCGAAATTTGTTTGTTTTTTTCTCTCTTTCTATCTTTATACATCTTTATTGCTTTTTCACTCATCCCCCAACCTCCATAACAATTGCAGTATAATACTTCTATCATTTCTTCTTCTTTTTCTTCTTCTACCATTTCTTTTGTTATTTCTAATAAATTACCTTTATATTTATCGTGATTATCATCATTATCATTCAAAATTGCATTCATTGGAATAGATTAGAACAAAAAATATATATGGTTTTACAATGAATTTTCTCTTTTATTCAATTTCTTTTATTGCTTTTGTAATTTTATCATAATCCTCTTTATCTTTTTTTTCACAAATTTCGATAGTATTACTAGTAGTTACTACATTACCACTTCCACAAAACATCCATCCATCAATATTTTTATGGGTCAAATATAGAGTATATTTACTTGGTTCTTTTTCGATTCTAATAATATGTAATTTATTGATTACACACGAGGTTAGGTTGATAAAATGCTTCATAATTTTATAATATTATTTTGAATAGTTTTATGTTATTTATTCAATTTTTTTTGAATGATTTTTAGAGAAAAGTCAAAATCGTAGGGTCCCCCCTGCAATTTCGGAAAAATGAAAGATTTGTATAATAAAGTCCGAACTTTTTTGGAAAAAGGACAATTATTTTTTGTCCTTTTTTGGTTTTCTGAAAAAGAAATTTACAAAGGGGGGTAAAAAAAGTGGGTTGAGAGCATAATGCAGCAAAAGTCGAAAAAACGCGAAAAAAAGTGTTAGCATGATTTTTAAATGTTTTTTGGGGAAACTCATTTAGAGAAAATATATGTATCTTTAATATAGATAATAATGGATAAGTATAATTTAGTAGAAAAGTATAAATGTGAGAGATGTGACTATATTACATCAGTAAAATGTAATTATGATAAACATTTACTTACAGCAAAACATAAGGATAACATAACAGATAAGTATAAAATAGTAGAAATATATAAATGTGATATGTGTGACTATAATACAAGTAGAAAATATAACTATGACAAGCATTTAATGTCTTCTAAGCATAATTTGGATAACAGTATAAATAGTGATAAAAGTATAAATAGTGATAAAAGTATAAATAAAGAGATAAAATGCATTTGTGGTAAGATTTATAAATATATTCAAGGGTTATCCAAACACAAAAAAATCTGTAATTATAAACCCACTCAAGAACCCATTCAAGAACCTAGTAAAGAACCTACTCAAGAACTCAATCAACAAAATATTTTCGTCCAAACTAATATCAATATGTTTATTGATATAATAAAACAAAATAATGAATTCAAAGAATTATTAATAGAACAAAATAAACAACATAATGAACTTATCAATAAATTTATAGAAAGAGAAAACCAATTTATAAGTACTACAAACAACAACAGTAACAACACCATAAATAACCAAACAAACAATCAAACTTTTAATCTGAATTTTTTCTTGAATGAAACCTGTAAAGACGCTATGAACGTCAAAGATTTTCTCGATAATTTAAATCCTACATTAGACGATTTAGAGAACGTCGGAGAAAAAGGATTTGTCAAAGGAATTTCCGAAATTATCTTGAAAAGCTTGAGAGGAATGGAAATAACGAAACGACCCATCCATTGTACCGATATAAAAAGAGAAGTCGTATATTTAAAAGAAGACGATAAATGGAACAAAGATGATACCAATAATTCCAAAATGAAAGAATTAATAAGGAAAGTAGAGAACAAAAATTTCTGTAATATTTGTGAATGGCAAAATAATCATCCAGATACAAGGATTTTAGACTCCCCCGATTACATCAAACAAAATATATTAATAGACAAATCATGCGAAGCAGTAAATAATGAAGACCGTGTCCGTGGAAAAGTCTTGAAAGAATTATTGAAAGAAATCCATATCAATGGGAAACAATAATGAAATAAAATTGAAAGTTTATAATAAAATATAATTTATTTTATTATAATGTCTTCTATTATTCAAAGTCCCAATAAATTATTAGACCTTTTAGATACACTTTTAAAGGACAAATCTTACAAAGAAATCGCGGAAGAACTCAATATCGCATCAGGAACTGTAAAGAGATGGAAGGAATTAGAAAACGTCCCCGAATCCTACAATTTCGAACTAATGAAACTCGCAAATATCAAAATCGATTACTCCAAATTCACCTATAAAGACAAAGACCAATTCTTTACCCCCGTCGAAACAGCCAAATATTGCCATAATAAAATTCTAGAAATCCTCGCAAAAAACCAAGAAAAGGAAGAGGAATTTACTTATATAGAACCATCCGCAGGATCCGGTAATTTCCTCAAAATATTACCCGAAAACAAAACCATTGCAGTAGATATAGAACCCAAATGCGAAAGCATTATAGAAGCCGATTATTTAAAATGGTTACCTACGGACAAAACCGCCAAATATATAGTCATTGGAAACCCCCCTTTCGGATTGAGAGGACAAATGGCGCTCAAATTTATCAATCATTCCTATGAATTCGCTGAATATGTCGCTTTTATATTACCCCAACTCTTTGAAAGTGACGGCAAAGGCGTTCCGAGAAAGAGGGTCATCGGTTTCCATTTATTACATAGCGAAAAATTAGACACGAATTTCCTAGAACCCTCTGGAAAACAAATAAAAATCAACTGTATATTCCAAATATGGTCGAAAAACCACGAAAACGACACATATAAAGTAAAAAAAATAAACACGGATATAATGAAAATATATTCCCTGTCCGATGGTGGGACACCATCTACTACCCGTAATAAAGATATGTTTGATAAATGTGATATATTTATTCCGTCAACCTGTTTCGGAAAGGAAAATATGAAATATTATGAATCTTTCGATACATTACCAAGAAAAAAAGGCTACGGGATTCTATTTAATTTACAAAAACAAGAAAATATTCAAAAATTCAAAGAAATAGATTGGACCAAAATAGCGTTTTTATCTACGAATTCGGCTTATAATATACGGAGTTCTCAAATTGCCGAACTGTTTACTTGAAATCGTGACCGAATAAACTCAATAACTCTTTCATCCGGTGTCTCTTGGTCCACGAAAATAGAATATCCTAGTTCGACCGCGGCATCATTCAATTTGGGGGAAGTATCAAATTTGAATGCTCCTTTTTCTTTTCTCCATGTGATTTTTTTGCTCGGAAATTCTAGGAATTTCCCCCCATTTTTATACTCTTCTTCTGTCAAATTATTATCCAGAATGGTTAAATAATAGCCTGTCGGTTTAATATCGATAAGGGCGAATTTATTATATTTATATGGGACTTCTCCTAATTCGTGCTGGAAAGTACCGCTATTTCCGATCATAGCGGTTTTTACTTCTACCGTATGTCCGTTTACTTTACCGTCACCGTCTCCTCCTCCCTTCTTTCTTGTTTTTGTTCCGTCGATTTCAGAAGTCATAGAAGAGCGTTCACATAGTTCTTGAAAGAGGGCTTCGCCATAAACCCCGACATTGTTCTTTTCTAGTGCTTCTAAACCACTATAAATACTATCTCTCCAATTATGTTTTTGCCTTGCTTCTTGTTGTACTATTGCAGTTTTCAAGATATCAATAGAACGGTTTAAGAATGAGGCCGACATTATAAGTAATATTAGGTGTGTAAATATAAAATACAATGTTATATACTATTTTACATAAAAAAGAATCAATTTTTTACGTAAAATGGGGCGTTTTTATAGTAAAATCTATCAAATTTTCTTATAAACCGCTTTTTTGACAGAACTCGTAAGATGATATGCATTCAATGAATTATTATATTTGGATTTTATCAAATCCGACAACGTCTCTTCTTTTAGAACCTTGTCTCTGAGTAATATCTCAACCCCCTCCATAATCAAATCTTTCGAATTCCGAATAATGTATTCGCCATACTTGTAAGCATCCTGAATCAAATTTGCTACTTCGGTATCAATAATCTCCTTGTATTTCTCACTCAATGTAGGATAGATCAATTTGTCACCCATACCATAATAACAAACCATCTTTTGTGCTAATTTCAAAGCTTCTTCGAAATCGTTGATTGCACCCGTAGTTACTGACATTCCATAGAAAACTTCCTCTGCAATTCTTCCTGCTAAAAGAATCATCAAATGTTCTAACAATGCTTCGCGAGTAAAGAAATTCGAATTGTTATTTTCGAATATCGTATATGCAGGCGAATTCGGTGAAGACAAATTAATAACTACTTTTTTCATTTTAGAATGATGTAAAGAAGAGATTCCGACAACCGCATGACCCAATTCATGTACTGCAATTTGTTCTATGATATCACTTGTAAATTCGTGATCGGATGGCTGCCATCCGACCATCATTTTATTTAAAACCTCATCCAAATCATCATTTGTAAATTGGGTTTTATCACATCTCAATGCATTCAACATGGCTTCATTCAATAAATTCTCAATTTGAGAACTCGACAATCCACTAGTAACCTCTACCAAATTATCGGTTATTACCGAATCATCGTGTGGTTTTCCTTCTGAATGAATATCCAAAATAGCTTTTCTAGTAATAGAATCCGGATTTCCAATATAAATACGTTTATCGATTCTACCTGGGCGAATAAGGGCCGCATCTAACAAATCTACGCGATTCGTTGCACCGATAAGGAAAACTCCGGATGTATCTTTGAATCCGTCTAATTCAATCAATAGTTGATTCAGAGTAGCGTCTCGTTCATTTCCAGAGGATTCTCCGTCACTAGAACGCTTACGTCCTAGTGCGTCAATCTCATCAATAAAGACAATACAAGGAATATTCTCTTTGGCTAGTTTGAAAAGTTCTCGGATACGGGCAGAACCAACACCAATATATTTGTCTTGGAATTCGGAACCGGAAACAGGGATGAAATTTATTCCGGCTTCTCCTGCTAATGCTTTTGCGATTAGTGTCTTACCATTACCAGGTGGTCCTTCGAAGATAAGTCCTTTGGGAACACGAACATTATATTTTTGATATTTTGAATAATTAGAAAGAATATCTAGACATTGATACAATTCGGATTTAATATTGGCATAACCACCGACATGTGAAAAATTGACGGGGGATTTCGAAATGACTTCGAAATTCTCGGATTTCGCATTTTTTTTATTACGTCCGAGCGTACGCAATCTGTTTCCAAAAGTATCATAATATTCATTATGTTTTGGTTCTTGTTCTTCTTTATAATTTTCGTTATTTTCTGGTTTGAAGTTCTCTTCAATATCATGGGAAATTTGTTTAAACATTTTTTTATTCAATACAACACGATATCCTAATTCATCGGGATGTTTGGGTATATTCAAAATAGAATAAATAGTTCCATCTTCCTCTTCTTCTTCCTCATCATAATCATTATTATTATTTAAAATTTCATTGATTTGAATAGTGATATTTCTTGAATTCAAACGTTTCAAATAATTTTCGTGATAATTACGGGAGAGTGGATAATTTTTAGGTAATCCAGGTTCTCTTATAGGAATAGAATGGAGTGATGATCTTTTATGATTATAAATATTATGATGCGTAAAAAACGCATTCGAAAAAAGGGGGAGGAACAACAGGAACTTCATCATTGAATAATATAGAATGAAAAATTTATATGGTTTTATAAAATGTATTTATCTCAGGGTCAGGGGAACCAAGGTTCCCCCTGAAACCCCCTCCTTATCAAGGGAAACTTTTATAATGTAATTTTTGCAAATTATATTATAATGTATCGTATTGGGTGTCGTATAATGTATCGTGTTGGGTGTCGTATAATGTATCGTATTGGGTTTCGTATGGGTTTTTTAAGAAGATTGGGAGAGGGAACCATCAGTTCCTCTGAGAAGGGAAGGGGTTTCAGGGGTGTCGGAACGCAACGTAGGTTTCCCTGACCCTGATTTGCGGATGCATCCACGTTTATGTGCTGCCAACGCTTTTAAGTTATTCGCCGTAAAACTCTTGCATAATTCACATTTCAAACCCGGTTTCTTTATAGGTGCCGAATATTTGGTCGAAAGGAATTTATCCAATGTCGGGAACCGGATTTCATCAATTTGAGAGAGAACTTTTTTCTGACTCTCTTTGAAAACATCAATTACCGCATTCTTTTGCGAAATAAATAATTGATATTCATTATTGATAGCATCCATAACATCTTTGGGAATAGAACAGTCATCACCCCCACTGTTCTTGAATTGACGCATTTTATTAGACAATTGATCTATAATATCTACTGCGGCTTCTATTCTCGATGGATTGTATTGGCTTTGATGTACGAAAACAATAATATTGTTATTATGAATCTCTATTTGATAATTCTTTTTTGTAGAAATACCGCTATTTTGAGAGAAATAAATACCATTGCAATTCTGATCTTCTATTGCCAATATAAAAGATTGTACTTCTTCACTAGAAACATTTGTTTCTACATCACGGTTCTCAATGAGAACATTCGGTTTCCCCTGACGTCTCAAAACGATCATTCCATTAATGTTCGTTTTACTAGAAATATGTACTTCCCCCGAATGATAGATTTTATTGAAAATACTCAATAAATATTTGTCATTGTGTTTTTCGATAGTAGATTTATCTTGGATTTTTGTTAGCATTTCTGTCAAATCGGTAATAATTTTGGATTGATTATTTATAGAATTAGTATTTTCCTCTTTGAATGAATTCATATTAGATCTGATACGGTCTTCGCTAGCAGTTATAATTTCTTTAATAGATTGATTATTATTACATACATTTGTGGTAAGGAATAGATTAGTATTATTATTCAATGATAGTCTTTCAAAAAGATCAATAAAAATAATATTGACTGATTCAAAATCTATAGAAGTATTCTCTTCATAGAATTGGCATATTTTTTTATTCGTAACTTGTATACAAGACATCAGGATTAATTAGACTAATCTATAGAAGTATACAATATAATTTTTATATCAATATAACTAATCTATTTACGAAGAATATCAATATTCAAACGTCAAATCACTTTCACTAGGACTTGGGACCGATCCTTGTAAGGATTCATTCAATTGAAATAATGGCGCAGAATTCACAGGGAATGATTTTTGATATACAATATTGCGAATATGTTTATTTTTTTCCATTATTAATTCATTCAAATGATTATTCTTCTCTTGTAAAAATAATATTGTATTTGCATTTTTAACATATAATTTCTCTATTTTATCTTTATAATTGTTTATTTCTTCTTGTTGTTCTGCATTTTTTACATACAAAATGTTATAATTGGCTTTTAATACTCTATTTTCGATTAATAAATGTTGTATATAATTATTCCGTTTCATTTATATAATTTGCCAATATTTTCCTAAATATTATACTTACAAAGCATAATTGGTAAGGTACTAATTACAAATATTACAAATGTGATAATTGTAAATATTTTGTAATTTTGTAAATTGCTGTAATTACAAATTGTGAATTACTAATTACATTTTTTATTACGATATATGGAGCAAAATGGTTTAGGATTGAAAAAACATTTATTTTGTATAATTAAATCTAAAACATTAGTATATAATGGCTACTCAGACGATAGTACCCCCACAGGCGCCATTTCACCAATGGCAAAATTTCTATTCTGGTTCTCCTTCTTCTGGATTCTATGGAGGATACGATTCGCAAAATAACGAACACATATTGGCTGCTGTCACTGGAAATGCAGAACAAACCAAACAACAAGCAGCAAATGATATTGCCCGTGATATCCTACGTGCCGTAGACCATAATGGTATGAATAACATGAATACTACTGATCGTAATGCATCTATGATAAATTCATCTGTTGATCGTAATGCCGGTGAAATCTTGGCTACTACTGAACGTATCGCAGCTCAACTTGGAAATTCTATTGATCGTAATAGTTCCCAAAATATTTCTACTACTGAACGTGTTGGTTATCAGGTAGGTAATAATGTTGATCGTTATGGATCTCAAAATTTATCTACTACTGAACGTGTTGGTTATCAAGTCGGTAATGCAGTAGAACGTAATGGTAGCCAGAATATGTCTACTACTGAACGTATTAACGCCCAACTAGGTACTGCCATTGAACGCAATGGTGCGAATGCTATGCATACTACTGAACGCGTTGGTTATCAAGTCAACTCCGCAGTAGATCGTAATGGATCCCTAAATATGAATGCTACCGAACGTGTTGGTTATCAAGTCAATTCCGCAGTAGATCGTAATGGTAATCAAATTATGTCTACTACTGAACGTATTAACGCCCAATTAGCTACTGCCATTGAACGTAATGGTGCAAATGGTATGCATGCTACTGAACGTGTTGGTTATCAAGTCAATTCCGCGGTAGATCGTAATGGATCTCTAAATATGAACGCGACCGAACGTGTTGGTTATCAAGTCAATTCTGCAGTTGACCGTAATGGTAATCAAATAATGAGTACTACCGAACGTGTTAATTCTCAATTAGCTACTGCGGTTGAACGTAATGGTGCGAATAATATGTCTACTACTGAACGTGTTGGTTCTATTTTGAATTCTGCGGTTGACCGTAATGGTAATGAGATTTTAACCACTACTGAACGTGTTGGTTATCAGGTTGGTAATGCAGTTGAACGTAATGGTTCTCAAAATATGCAAACTACTGAACGTATCAATTCCCAATTGGCTTCTGCTATTGAACGTAATGGTGCTAATAATTCACAAGCTATCCAACAAGCTGCTGCTGAAGGTAGATTAACTACTGTTGTTACCGATGCCGCATCTCGCCAATATGCAAATGATAGTGCTCGTGATATTACCAAAGCAGTTGAATTGAATGGTACACTGAATCTTGCTGCTACCAAAGATAGTTTCAGTACTTTACTTGGAACCGCAGAACGTATTGCTGGTGAAAACCGTATCCAAACATTGACTGCTTCAGGACAAACACAAAATCTTATGACTGATGTTCGTCATAGTATATTAAATGATGTAAATCGTAGTGCAAATGAAGTATTAACTGCCGGTACTCAAAATTTTAATGTTTTGAATAAATCTATTAATGATTCTGCTTGGGAACAAAGAACTGCTAGTGCTACTGGATTCGCACATATAGGTGAAGAACACCTTCGTGCAAAACATGATATTATTAAAACAGCTACTGATTCTTATGGTTCTCTTTTACTAGAACAACAAAAATTAAAACAATATTTGTCTACTAAAGTAGATGATAAATTCGCTTCTGCTGAATTAGAACAACAAAAAATAAGTCAATTTTTGGCTAGTAAATCCGATAACCATTTTGCCATGAATCAATTAGAACAACAGAAAATCAGCCAATATTTGTCTAAAAATATAGATGATAAATTTGCTTCTTCTGAACTAGAACAACAAAAAATAAGTCAATTCTTGGCTAGTAAAGCCGACGGACATTTTGCTATGAATCAATTAGAAACCCAAAAAGTCAAAGAAAGTGTTATGACCCAAGCTGCTAACCAATTTGCTATTAACCAACTCGAAATGCAAAAAGTCAAGGAAAGTTTGGCTTGCCAAGCCGCACAAAACCATGCTTCAGCCCAATTGGAAGCCCAGAAAATCAAAGAACATTTGTCATCTCAATTGGCCGATGCCAAATACGAACAACTCAAGAGTCAACAATTCTTGGCGGATAAATTATGTGAATGCTGTTGCACTATTAAAGAGAAAGTCGATTCTGTTAAAGAAAAAGCCGATACTATTGATCGTGATAGACTACGTGATAATTTGACTGTTTCTAGAGATGAATCTAACATGCTTAAATTGAACGAATATAACCAGCTCTATTGGGGACGTGGTGGGGGAAGAGATGGTGGATGGGGAGGTCGTGGTAGAGATTGGGATGGTCCCGGTAATTACGGTGGTAGTTACGGATATGGCCCTGGTAATGGTAATGTTTATAACAACTTTGATGGACGTGATTTCGAACATCATCATAGACGTAATGGAAATGGCGGAAATGGCGGAAATGGCGGAAATGGTGGAGGAGATCATCACCATTGAAGGTTTGAAGGAGCATTAACTAATAATATTTGTAATATTAATAATGATTTCATACCTGATACATGTAGCGAAGATTCCTCTGTTACAGAAAACTATGATGAAAATAATAATAGAAGGAATCAACGTATTATTATTATAGCACCTACAGGTCCTCCTGGACCACCAGGACCCATTGGTCCACAAGGAAATAATGGAATAAATGGGATAAATGGAAATACAGGACCAACTGGTCCACGAGGAATAGATGGACCGACTGGCGAATCGGGTCCTACTGGACCATCAGGTCCTACCGGTCCATCAGGTCCTACCGGACAATCGGGTCCTACTGGCGAATCAGGCCTTACAGGACCTACTGGTATTACTGGTGATAGAGGAAATAATGGATTACAAGGTATGCGTGGCCCTCCAGGTATTCCAGGTATTCAAGGTGATTTAGGTCCTACAGGTCCAACTGGTCCATCACAACCTTAATAATCATTGTTTGAGTTAATGTTCCGTAATTAAAACCATCGGAGATTTGAAATGGGACACTCTGTGTCCCCCAATTTCAAATTTCGAGGTCGATCCCTCCGAAGATGTAACGGGACGCGTCCCGTTACAAATCTTCAAAGGGATAAACTACAATCTACTGTTTGTAATTACAAGTTTACAGTTTGTAATTACAAGTTTTTTTTCGATTTTTGCGATTTTTTCATATAATAATATCGAAAAACAAGTTAAACATATTTCTTACTTATTATGCAGATATGAATTATAAATCATTATTATTATTCTTTTTTGTTACAAAATCATATGAAAGTTTGAAAGTATCAACTAATAAATTCTGTAAAGATTGCAGATTTTACATACAAAATTTTAAAGATCCACAATATAGTAAATGTTATCGTTTTCCAAAAATCGACAATAATGATAATGATAATTATTTAGTTACTGGTATAGAAAGTGATAAAAATACCGAATTTTATTATTGTTCTACAGCAAGAATGAGTGATATATTGTGTGGAGAAGAAGGAAAGAAATATGAGGAAAAATTGAAAAATTAATATTTTTTTTATAATATTTAAAAAAATATTAATATATTGTAAAAATGACAATCAAGACTATATTGAATACTATTTCCAAAGAAGAAATAGAGAACATTTGTAATTATTATAATACTATAAAACCCCCTTTTTTGGGATCATTGGATGCTGTTTTGTGTAAAGAAGGGGGGTTTCAAATAATACCGAATACGGCTATAAATAATAGTCGATTTATAGGTAAATTTTTACAAGAAAATGATAAAAATAGACAGTTACGTTGGAATAAAAAATATCTAGTAAATTACTGTAATATACCTCCTTTCCATAAACAAGAAGAGGAATTGTTATATAAAAGCATGCAATTTGTTTTAGGGAAGGAGAACGTTAGTAATTATGACTCATATAGTTCGGCGGTTCTAGATAGTCCGTCAATAAGAATAAAAATTAGCCCTCCTTCATCACAAAAAAGATATAATTATCGTAGAATTTTTCCTATCTAAATTAATATTTTTACGCAAAAAAACAAAATTTATGTAAAAAACAATTATTTTTTTGTTTTGTCTCTCAGTTAAGGGAGGTCGGGGGAGAACTATCGATTTTACTGAATTACAACTGCGTTTAAAAATTTGCAATATTATCTTTGTACAACTATTTCATGAATGCAACAAAATGTTAATACAGATATTTGGACGGATGATATAGAAAAAATCTTAGAAAAATTGCGAATTCTCTGTTTAGTAAGAAGTAAATATCATAAAGATAATTATTTTAAAATGCTAAATCTATTGAAATATTTCAGAATTCCAATTATTATTTTATCCGGTATAAATTCTGTATTTAACATTGCGTTGACAAATTTTACAAGTCAAATGACAGTATCATTAATATGTTGTTTTATAAGTTTAGTTGCAGGATTAATAGGTAGTATTGAATTATTTTTACAAATACAAAAAAATATGGAAATCGACTTATTGAATGCCAAAGAATTTTATATTATTTCAATTGATATATCAAAAACATTAGATTTAGATAGATTAAATCGTCACTATAATCCTCACGAATATTGCAATGAAAAATTTGCCAATTATTCGAAATTAGTAGAAAATTCGGTAATTGATAAAAAAACACACGATAATTTGATTTCAATAAGTTTAATTGAAAATTTGAATAAAGAAGAAAAATTCAAAATTATAAACAATACTTCAATAGAAACAATTATGAATTTTAGAGAAGAATTAGAAAATAGAAATAATGATAATCATAATCGTAAAAGAAAAAACTCATTGAGTGATTCAATATTGAGTTCATTGAATTATAAAACTTCAAAAAAAGAGGACAAAGTCTTTAGTAGTAATTTGAAAGCTTTAAATATTACTCCAAATAATACTCCAAATAATAGTGCTTTTAGTAGTCCAAATATTAGTCCGTTCAATACTTCAAATAATAGTTCCAATAACAATATAAAAATGAATGATTATAGTAACTTTTTTGACAAATTAGATAGTGATTATGATAAAATAGATAACATATCTTGAACCTTTTTATTCAAAAAATTGATTTTTATAGGATAGAAAATATAAATTTAAAATCAAACATGAATAACGAAAATGAATGTCCTGTATGCTTTTGTTCTATGGATCAATGTGAATTCAAACTATATTGCGGTCATGAAATACACGGAAAATGTATGTTTAAACACGCAGAACAATATTTGAGATTGCATAATAATTTATTAGATATAAAAGTTCCGTGTCCTATTTGTAGAAGTCAACTTCATTGTATAGAAGATACTTTACGTTCAACAATATTTAATAATTATGATGTTTTCAGATATTTGATAGACAAGGGTGCGGATGTTAATATCCGACATTCTTCTGGTAAAACTCCATTAGATCTTGCAGTAGAGTGTTGTTTTAATGATATGATTCTTCATATAGAACTTATGTAGACGATTATTATAAAGTAATCCTTACCATAAATGGTATAAAAATGATAATTATTGTATATTCTTTATTACATTATATTACACCTTTTCTTGTAATGTAAAATTGAATAAAAATACATAAAAAATTATGTTATCAATAATAATGATAGGACATAAATTTATTGTAAACAAATCGTATACTATAAATATTAAAAAAAATTTATCAGTAATAGTAACACCACCACCTCCACCACCTCCACCACCTTCTGGAATAATAAAGGCTGTTATTATTATTGCGTTAATAGTTTTATTTACTAATAAAAAAAAATAAAGAAAAGATTCTTATATTTGTATAGAGGTATGGAAGAACACCTCATTTTAGAAGAACTCAAACGTACGAAAAACCAAATTAATAACAGCATAGAAAAAGTGTCAAGAGAAGTCGCTTCTATCTCAGAGATTGCGACGAAACACCGTGACGAATCTTTACAATTCAATGAGAATCTGTTAGAGAAATTCGCTTCTATCTCAGAGATTGTGACGAAACACCGTGACGAATCTTTACAATTTAATGATAATCTGTCAGAGAAAATCTCTTCTATTTCGAGGAAAGTTTCTTCTATCTCAGAGATTGCGAGGAATCACCGTGATGATTTTGTACTATTCAAAGAAAATTATCGCGATACTCTTGCTAGATGGCGCGTTACGTCTTAGGTGTTTCAGGTATTTATTAATTTTCAAGGGGGTATAAAATTGATTATTAATATAAATATATTTTTATATTAATAATATGAATATCTTTAATAAAACTGTTTTATTTCCTAACTTATGTGCTGTAAAGCATATGTTAAGATATGGTAAATCAATAAATAATAACGACGATACTTGTATTCCAAGTATTTATAGTGAAAAATATGCTTTTAGTCATTATAGTGAAAAATGTGCTTTTAGTCATAATTATGATAATAATAAATATATGATTCGAATATGGAAAACAAATTCTATATTTGATTATTGGTATGATGGTTTTAGGACTACAAATTTTGTAGCTTCTTTGTATTATGAAAAACATGAAGACGCTATAAAAATAGCGTCTTTATTCTTAAATGACTCGACATATCCATCTTTTAATGTAAATAAAAAACAAATATTAGATGACGATGAATTAGCTGAAATAAAAACATTACTAATTGAATATATTAAAAATATAGCACAACTAGAAAATAAAAAAAAAATTTTTGTAGACGTTCATTATAGGTTAAAATATTACAAACTATATTATGAAAAAGAAGGTTTTGTAATTACAAATCGTAGATGTTTGGATAATAGTTATTGGATAGAAGCTGAATTGTTACTGTAAAATTGATTTTATTTTCAAACATAATATTTTATTCAATAAATATGATGTTATATGAATTATGGATTCCTGTTATAATAATATTATTTTGGTTATGGCCTTGGCAATTGTCAATAATAGTGATTTCATTTATCTTTCTAGATTTATTATAATAAAAATTTATTAATACATTCTTAAATAGGGCGGCGAAGCCGCCCTTATAAATAATCCTTACCATAATTGGTATAAAAATAATTATAAAACTATTTTTTATACTGCATTAACTTTAATTTATAGGTTCACTATTTTTTAGTGAATTTTGTAGTGGTTTTATTGGTTGATTTTGTTGTGTTACTGTTTTTTGTATAGTTTCTAATACTTTTACAGTTTTATTTTGTTTATTTTCTTCCTCATTATATTCTTCCTCTTCATCTTCTTCCTCATCATCTTGATATTCTTCATAATCTTTTATACATTTTCTTTTATGGGTAATTAAACCTTTTTTTGTAGAAACTGTAAAAGTTCCACAAATATCACAAACAAAAGATATTTTTTTAATATTTAAATGTTTTGTAAAAAAATTATCTAAATTACTAAATTTAATTCTATTTAAATTACATTGACTTTCTCTATATGCTTCTTTCATAATTCCTGTAACCGTTGTTTTTTGATTTATAAAAAATTTATATTCTTCATAAAAAATTTTTAATTCTTCTTTTGAAATGAATATATCATTTTTAGATGTATTTTCTTCTAATTTTTTTTTTAAGTTGTTATTATTTTCTTCATATTGTTTTATTATTACAGGTAATAATGAATTTGGTTCAAAATAATTTTTTTCGAAAAAATCAATCACATAAGGATTTGTAATAGTAATTGATTTATTTTCCATTAAATATATTATATTAGAATTTCTATATTATTTTTACAAATTATTAAATTAATAAATTGTAAATAGAAACAACATAAAATTATTAAATATAATATAATATTAAATTATGGCAGAATTAACAAAATCATTTATACTTAATTTACCAATTGATAGTGAAATACCTATTGAATTAGGTTCTTTTTCACCTGATGAGAACTTTTTGTTATTAAAAATAGGTACAAATCTTATTACAAATACAAAAAAATCTTTAATAAATATTAATAATCAAGAATATATTAATAAAAATAAATTAGAATTGAGTTTGATTTATGAGAACGAAATAGAGGAATATAAAAAAAAAATAAAAAATATAGAATATGAAAATGAAATTTCATTAAAACACAAAGAAAAATTATATGAAAATATGAATCTTTATTATAGAGAAAATATTATCAGATTTGATAAGGCTTTTGAACAATTCCAAACAGCAAATAATCATTTACAGAATGAATTAAAAGTTAAAAATGCAGAAATAACAGAATTAAATAATAAATTAATCCATAAAATGTCTGAAGAAGTGAATAAAAAAAATAAATCCACTATAGAAATAGGTAATAAAGGAGAATTTTTATTTCAAGATATTGCGAATGATACTTTTCGTGATTTTTCTGAATATCATTCTAAACATGTTGGAGAACTAGGTCATGTAGGTGACGTACATTTATTTTTCAAAGATTTCAATGTACTTTGTGATACAAAAATACATAAATCCGTTGTAGGAAAAACTCATAGAGAACAAATTAAAGGTGATTTACAAAAGAATACTATGTTTAAATTTGCTTGGCTTATTAGTTATGATTCAGGAATTTGTAAATATAATCAAGCACCGTTTGTTTTTGATTCTATAATTCACGAAAATGGTGATAAATTATATATATGTTATATTAATAATTTTTCATCAATAGAAAATAAAAATGAATTATTACGTTCTGTATGGTATTCTTGTAAAACTTTATATGATGATGTTATAAAAAAACAAAATAATGATGGTGAATTAACAAAATTAAAAGTTTTTAAAGATAATACTTTGAAAACATTAGAAATTATGATTAAAACATCTAGAGAAATGAATGAAAATATTAAAATGTTACAACAAACAAAACAAGTTCTCGATGATGCTATAAAAAGTATTAATAATAATAATAGTATTTTATCTATTAAAGATAAATATGTAAAAATTGTTGAAGAATGGTGGAATTTTAATATAAAAGATGATATAAATAATAATTTAACATTAAATAATATTTTTAAAAGGTTCTCTAAGGATATTAAAAATAATGAAATAACAATAGATGATTTTAAGGAATTAATAATATCTATTTTAGATAATAATAAAATTATTCAACCTAAAAATAAAAATGGTTGTTTAAAAATTAAAGAAAAGAATTTTACAGTAATAGAATAATAATATATTATTTGAGAACCGTTGTATGTTGGGCGGCGAAGCCGCCCTTGTAAAGAATCCTTACCATAATGGTATAAAAATATTATTTTAAATTATTTTTATACTGCATAAAATAGTTTTTATAGGTTCTCCAATAATATATGTTAGAGAACTATAAATAGAAATTAGAAAAAACAATAATAATAAATGATAATATTAAATAGAAAGTAGAATCTGTAAATAAAATATATAAAATTGTAAATAGAAATTATAGAACTGTAAATAGAAATTAGAATATGTAAATGGAGATTAGAGTCTGTAAATAGAAATTAGAGAACTGTAGATAGAAACCAGAGACTGTAAATAGACCGTGGAATCTGTAAAATTTTTTGATTTCGCGATTTTCTCCAGATTTAATAGAAAATTGGAAACTTTTT